ATCTTGATCACGCCCCTTTCTGCATCATTAAAGCGAAGTTACTTTCAGCGTCGGCGTCCAGGGCCAGCTACTGATTACCGAATAATCGGATGGTGTGATTGCAAAGCTGGTCTGAGCAGGACTCGGGAAACAGACTGCGCGTGATGGTGGTCGGAAGATTTGCCACGGGTTTTGTGCAAGAGAGGCTATTTCGCTGCCAGTAAGCGATCTGTTGTGAACTAAAAATACTGCTGTATTTGCGGCGTCAGCGGCGCTCCCAAACATTGACAACGGAGAACTTGTTCGTGTTGGAGAAGCGGAATTATTACTGGCTCTTAAAATACCGTTTTGCCATATTTGAAGACCGGTTGGCGAATTATTAAACGACCAAACGTCGTTACCAAATGTCAATCCACCGACAGAAACTCTACTTGCTCCAGTGTCCCCGCCATAATCAAAATATACAACTCCATCACTCCAAGGCAAATGCGCTTGAAACCTACCGGGCGAAGCAGCACCTTCAAATGCTTGTGAAGTTCGGTTTGTAGTATCTCTTTTGCGATAAAGTAAAGTTACGCAAGCTTGGCCGGTCGGGGCCTGTCCCGCTGATAACAGTTGTATGCTATTCGCACCAATAAGCGCTTCGAATTCAAGCCCGTTTCTACCCGGCTTAACATTTGGTCTTGTATTTGGAATCGCAGCGCCAGTGACAAGATTGAGGTTTGGCGACGATCCGGTCCACGCGCCGATTAACCCCCGTGCAATTGGATGGCTCCAATCAATCTGGACAGCCCCCTGCGGCTGCCGGCGCAATCGAGGCGACCGAATCCTGCCGGCCCAATTCCGTACCAGCGAGACACTCTGCGATTTGACGACAGTCGAGCCGGACAGCAGATCAAACTTGATCGACCCAGAATCTTCTGGTGATGCAGCATCGAAGTTGAAATCGATATTCGTGCCCGCGCCGGGTTGTGTGACAGGAGACAGAGTCGTCTGGTAAACCTGACCAGCGGATGACGAGAGTATGTAGTCGTTGCGGTCGCTGACGGTTTCGTCTAGCGCGGAGAAGAGATTGCCGCTGGGCAGCGAATAAAAGACAGCCTGCTGGGGCTTAAAGATTTGCCACGGGTTTTCTAGAAGCTCAAGGCCCGCGTTTATATTTTGCTTAGTACCGACAAGAAGAAGACTTACAAAGCCGGTCCATCTATTAGTGGCACGGTTACCTATTTTTAAGTTTTGAGCGTGCGTTATAGTGCCATTAAGCGTGCCTCCGGTAGCGACATTTTCAAGTTTATCAACGTAGTATCTCGGCAAATTGCCTTGTTTCCAAGTGCCGTAATGCGTATGAGTAAAGGAGTCGTTAAAAGTAGGACCAAGAACAACTTCTGCTAAACCTGCGGATGTTTGAATGCGTAAAGAAGCCCTGCCGAGAACTGCATTGGCGCCTGAGGCTAGATCAAAGCCGACGCTTGAACTACTGGTTCTTGTTGCAATAGCCTGCTTATTTATAGTTGCGCCTTGCGATAAGACAGCAATAAGCGACAACTCGGTCATGCTTGGCATCGCGCCAAGATCAATGTCAGGACTATTCTCTGCCGTTAACACTGCCCCAATAGACGAATTTGGGGCATACCGGCCAGACCTAACGGACAGTCCATCGAAATTATTGATGGTATTTTGTTGAAGTCCGCCGCGAACGCTAAACCGCATTCTTGGGTTTGTGCCGCTCCACGCAGTGTCAAGGCCAATGGCTTGTGCAAGTGCGCTGCTTGTGTCAAAAGACACGGCACCTTGCGGTTGCTGCCTCCAACGCTGACGAAGAAATACGCTCACGGCACCCTCACCCAGCCGGAATTGCTCAGGTCAGCAATCGGGCGAGAATACGAGAATGTGTTCGACAGGAAGACCGTCATCGACTTTTGTGGGGCAAAGAGTTGCCACGGGTTCTCGTGAAATGCAAGAAACTCGGAGTCAGATAGCGGCCTTGCCCAAGCTGCTGCTAGTGGAAGCGTGAGTCCCGTTCTAGACGTAATTGACAAATGGAGTCCAACATTCCTTAATCCAGCGGTTACCGCTCTCGGGTCGGAGTCTTTTAAGGATCCGTTGACATAAAATTTATTATTGCCAGTTGGTCCGAACGTAACCCCCATCGTGATGCGTTTTTGAAGCAAGCCTGAAATGTCTACTGCGGGGCGCTGGTCGCCGGGATACTCAAAATTTGAAGAGGTTGCTGTGTACGAAAGTACGTTCCAGTTGTTGTAATCTGGCTTAAAGACGCGATGGCTCCCGCAAGCAAATACTGTCGTGCCAGCAGGGTATGTAAATGCCGTGCCAACATGATTGAAGCCAGCCGCCGCAAAACTAAAATGCGCGTAGCCAGCGCCCCCGGTGTTGACAAGAGATATATCTCCAGCGGTTCCGTTACATGCGGCACCAAACCCCTCAGAACCGCCGCCCAAAGTGAAGGTAGAACTTCGAACTGGCCGAAATCTCGGTTTTGCCGGATTCTGAGCGCCAGCGTTGTTGATCAGAATGACGTGGTCTAGACCGCGAGCAAGCGGATTGCTCCAGTCAACTAAAACCACGCCTTGAGGCTGACGCCTCCAGCGACGGGATAAAAACTGAGCCATTGCTCAGATCGCCACGCCCCAGACTTCGTAGGCATTAACAACATGAGCGCCTCCAGCAGAAGAAAAGTTTGCGCCAGAGTCGTTTTTGATAACTAGCTTTGTCTTCACGGGAAGCACGCCACCATATGCTGCCGCCAACGAAAAAATCTTTCTGTGAGCCACAGAGTCGGCAACCATCGGAAGCGATCCAACGAAATACATCTCAGCTTCATCGAGCGAAGAAAAGCCGGAGTCGGTTGGCTTCTTCGTGAAGTTAGTTCCGTCCAGAGACGCAATCGCAAAAATCACGGCTTGCGTATTTCCGGTGGTCACACCACCCGTGATCTGTACATCGATCAGGACATCAAGCGGATCGTTTGTTGAGTGATTCAGTTCCGCCAACTCGACATATGCGCCGTTGGCAAGGCCATTAAGGCCGGTAATTGAAAGCGTATTCCCGGCTGTCAACGCTTGTACATGAGACTTAATGTCTGCCATTTCTTTCTCTCAATTGCTAGGGAGATCGGCCCGCTTGATCAGCGCCGGTTTCTCTGTGACTTTGACGGGCTTCTCTTCGATCTGGAGCGGCTGTTCTGGATCACTGCAACCGAACAGCATCAGCCACATCGCCAGAATCCAAAGAGCAACCCACGGGTTCATCAGGCAAGCGCGGCCTGAACGTCGTGGGGGAAGACAACCGGCAAGCCCAGAACCTCTGCGCGAGACGCAGGCTGGATCGCCATGTCTTTGATGAGGTCCGCTTCTGCTTGAGTCAGCACCGCAGGAACCATCGCATCGAGCAGGCCGCGAGTATTCGGGTGGCCGACATCGATGCCGGAGTCCTGAGAGACGAACTTCATCGCCCACTTCACGGTGGAATTTGATCCGGCGACAGCTTCCAGCTTGTCGAGGATCGCAGCACCAGCAGCGCCGTGTGCAGCAAGCACGCCGCGAGCGGTCACGAATTTCTCTTTGACCATCGAGAATTCGCGCGCGTTCATCATGTCCGCCAGTACGCCTGGCGAATTGGAAAGAAAAGGCGCGTACCCGCGATTAAGCGGATCGCTTATAAGCTCTGATTTGAGAGTAGTCATAATCAGCTAATCGTAAAAATGTCGTTCGTAGCGTTTGCCCAATCGATCTTCAGCTCGCCGCCGACGATGCTGCGGTCGCTGCCCAGGTCGACGAACGCAATCGCGCGAGTCGTAACCGACTCATAGATGATTGCCCACCTGGCATTCGTGAACCCCGAGGCGTCTTGCGCAATCGTGACGATGTCAGCTCGCAGAGTCGGCACGCCGCTCTGAAGCGCGAAGGTCTTAGTCGTCAACGACGGCCCGCCGGTCGCATAGGACGTGCCGGTTGCGACCTGAGATGTCGACAAGTTTGTGGTGCCACCAGCACCCCAACGCGGGTCGGCTGTAGTGGCTACCGGGTCAATGCCCGAGTTTGCAGCAGACTTCACAAACGCGATCTTGAGCGTATCAGCGCTCAGGTCGATCAGTTTTGTGCCGAGCGCCATCAGGCCAGCTCTAAAAATAACAACGTCACCGACTGCCATTGCGTCACCTCATCATTTGACAAATGAGAACAGCGCCAGCCTTGTGAGCCGGCGCCATCCTTAGCTGCTTAGGTCGCGGAGTGCGTGTAAGCCTTGACCGCGCCGGAATCGACCAGGTTGCCGCCCATGCGCGCCCAGGCCAAGAATCCGACTTGTCCGAGCTTGGTGTAGGCCGAGTCGGTAAAGCGGAACATCTGCACGTCCATGGCGTCGCGCACTTTGTAGTAGCTGAAGTCGCCGAAGAACAGCGACTTAGCCGATGCAGCAGGCGCGGCGATGTCGTTATTCACAAACAGCGGATATCCCAGCAGCGTGTCGAAGACGACAGGAGTCGACTGGTCGGAGTAGCCGCCGCCGCTTGCAGCGCCGACGCCGCCCACGATTCCGCGCTCAAAAGACGGCACCCACAGCGGACGATTCTGCGAGTCTTTCAGCTTGCGGATGACTCGCAGCAGACCGTCGTTAGTCATGAACGCACTGCGCGCCGAGCGGTAAGCCGGGTCGACCGAGTGAATCATGTCGATGAGGTCATCGAAGATGATCGTCGTGGTCTGGCCGGTTGCGCCGGTCTTGCCTGCGCCAGCAGCGGTCGCGATGCCGTTAGGCTGACCTGACCCGGTGCCGGTAGTGAAGTGCTGATTGCCGATACGACCCAGACGCTGCGCCAGGCGATTACGGATAAACGCCTCGATGTCGATCGTCGAGTCTTGAATCAGCTCGACCGGTGCGGCGACGATCTTCGACGAATACTTAAAGACGTTGAGCGCAACAGTGCTAAAGCTAGGATCGGCAGAGGTAGCGGTCACGTTTTGCGCGATGATCTCGCCGACCTCGGCAGTGCCGTCAGAAGTCGGAAACGACAGCGGACGACCGTCTGCGGTCTTAATGTTGTCAGCAACGACGCGCACCGCACCGAAGGCTTTCATCGCGTCGTACAGAGTCGACGAGATCAGCGACGGCATAGTGAAACCGCCTTCGCTGTTTGTCGTGGTCGACATCGTGTTGCGAACAGCAGTCCACTCTGCGGCGTTCAGTGCATTGTCGCCGCCGCGCATCCACTTGTTGAAGAGCACCTTGTGCGACAGAGGCTCATGATCAGCAGCATAAAACCGCTCAATCTTGTCATCGGCCTCGGCCTTAATCGCGCGCTCTTCAGTGCCGATCCGGATGTCGAAACCATCAATCTCGTCGTACAGAGCCGTCACTTTTTCGTGAAGCGGCGCAGGCAAAGTGCCAGGGTTTTCGTCGAGGATTTGACGCGCATTTTGCACGACTGCGGCACGACGCTCCCGCAATGCTTGGATCGATGTGGACATAAGTCCCTCCAAAAAAAGACCAAAAAAAAGCCGCCCGAAGGCGGCTGAGGTATCGGTTTGGCGGAGCGCCGTTAGCCGATTCGTTCGAAGTAATCGAGCATTCGGCGCGCGTGCGCGTATGCAACCGACTCAGTCGTCGGCTCGATCACTTCAGGGTTTGGTGCCGGCGTGGCCGGCGTGTCTTGTGCGAGCACTGGCGCGCGCTTGTACGCGCTCAGGTCCCATTGATTCTTCGTAGCCGCAGCAGGCGCCGCGGCAATGCGGTCGCAAAAGCCAAGCTCAGTCGCCTCGTCGGCATCGAGCCAGGTCTCTGCTTCCATGAGCTGCAACATCTCTTCGACAGCCTTGCCGGTTTTCTTGCTGTAGTCGGCGGCGATCGTCTGGTCGATCTTGTCGAGCAGGTCTGCCATCGACAGCATGTCGTCGCTATTTCCAACGGTCATCGCCCAGGCGCAATGAATCATCATCAGCGCGCCTTCGCTCATCACGACCTCGTCAGAAGCAAGCGCGACATACGAGGCTGCAGACGCTGCCAGGCCGTCGATGTAGGTCGTGACATTCACACCGCGCGCGCGTGCGGCTTGCAGCGCGCTGACCATCGTGCGAGCCTCAAACACGTCGCCGCCTGGTGAGTTGATATGCAGCGAGATCGAGCCGGTTGCGCCAGCGATTGCGTCAACGAACTGACGCGCACCGACGCCCCACTGCGCATCGATCACGTCGTACAGGTAGACCTCGATGTCGCCGGCGCGAGAGGCATCAGCGCGCACTTCAAACAGGCGTGACGAAGCCCGCGACGCAAGTCGCGCGGATATGTTTGTGCTCATGAGTTAGTCCTGCGAAGGTTCTGGTGGCGGCGGCTCAGGCGTCGCGCCTGGCGGCTCGGCCGCTTTCATCGGGTCGGTGACCAGTTGGTCGCCACCATCAACAGGCGGCAGGTTTTCGAGCTTGCGCACCTCGTTGACCGTGAGCCATGCAGGCTCGCCTGCGCGCCCGAGCGCGACGCGGTAGCCTTCCATGCGCGTTTTGAAGTCGCCGCGCTCTAGGCCCGTCACGTCAAACGCGCAGAACCGCGCAGCGGTACGGAACACCTTTCGGTTGATCTCTTGCTCGATCTTGCGCAGGTGACGCTGCAGCGTGAATTTTGAGAACCCGAGCGACATCTGCTCGATGCCAGTCCCCCACGCGGTCGTGCCTTCCATGTGCCCGACCATGTGAGGCGGCACACCGAAAACGCGACAGATTTCATTGACAGTGAACTTGCGTGTCTCAAGCAATTGCGCATCGTGCGACGACAGCGTCACCGGCTTGACCTTCAGCCCGCCAGTCAGCACCGCCGGCTTCCAGGCTTTCGACGCGCCCGCGTAGAGTTGCTCCCACTGATCACGCAGTTGCGCGATCTGCTGCGCGTCCATCTTTGTATCCGACTCAAGCACAAAGTCGGGTCGTGCAGAGTTTGCAAAGAATGACGAAGTGAACTTGTCCGCGGCTTTCGCGGTATTGCCCGCCAGCATCAGCGACGACGTGACCTGCGACAGACCGCGCAAGCCGTTAAAGCCTGGGCCTGGCACATGCAGGATGTCGTCCTGGTCAAGCTCGATCGGAGGGATCGCGCCCGACATCTCGACCATCTGATGCCCTGCGGTCGGCTGCATGAGCTGCGACGGCTGCGGCGTGACGCGGTAGCGCAGACGGTCGCCGCTGCGCCAAACGTAGACGGTCGCAGGATGCAGCGGCTCAAAGCCGGTGATCACTGGCGACAGGCGGCTTGCGCGATGAATGCGCCAAAATGAATCGCCACGCAGTAGCAGCGACTGCATTGAGTATTCCCAAGCCGTCGCGGCATTCCATGCCGGGAATGGTTGTTCGTTGAACAGGTACCACAAGTCAGGCGTGAACTTTTCGCGATGACCGGCAGCGTCGCGTCGATAGAATTCCAGCGGAATGCTTGACACCGCGCCACCGATCAATGCAACGCATGCATAAATCGCGCTGACCTGCATCGCGTTCGATTCGCCGAACGAATAGATGTCGTTGGCGTTCACCCAATCGTTGAAGTCCGACAGGGTCATGCTCGACGAATTGCGCACATCAATCGACTTATCGGCGCCCGCAGGCGTGCGAAACGCCGTGAGCGCTGAACTGAATCGATCAAAGATGTTCACAGTGCGAAAATCTCCGGCACGCCTGCTGCCTGCGGGTTGAGCGCAAGCAGTGCGGCTGCGTTAAAAATAGCCATCAGCGGGTCAATCTTTGCAAAGCCTGCAGCCTGCTTAGTGATCGCGATGGCATTGCCTCGCGGCTCGACCTTTGCGTTACTGCAGCACCAAGACATCATCGGCGCGCCTGCGTGAAGCATCGCGCCCTCGGCGAGCTTGCGCTCGACTGTCTTGATTGAGCCGGTCAGCTTCCAGCCCTGCGAAATTCCGACGACCTGGTCTTGATCAACGCCGCGCTCGACGATTGCATCGAGAATTGCGCCGATGCCGTGAATGTCGACGCCGACCTTGTCGAGCCGACCCGACTGCGACACGCGCGCGACAATGTCAGCAACGTCATCAACGTCATCGCCGATCGACTCAACGATCGTCAGGTCGCCGTCTTTCTCAAAGTCGCGGAAACGCCCCGCAGTGCCCTTGTGGCGCTCCAGTGCGGACGGATGTGCCCAGGCGTGCGCCCAGGCCAGCCAACGGCCTGTATTGCGCTCTCTGCCCAGCACCGCAAGGCCGAGTAAGTCATCCAACCCGCCGCCGTCGATACCAACCTCAAGCACTTCGCTGCGCGCGATGACCTGTTCAAGATCAAGACCAGTCTCGGCGCACCGTTCCCACTGATCGGCACCGGCCCATCGGTTGCTATGCAGCGCCAGGCCGATTTCGACGTTCAGATGCTGCGACGCCCAGCGTCTGAATTCTTCCTCGCCTGCCGCTTCAGCCTGGCGCGAGTCCTCTTCCAGGCGCGCGACAGTGACGCTGCGTCCGTTGTTTGGCGTAACCATCGGCCAGTTCTTTGAATCGCGCCAATCGACGTCGGTCGGAAACTCGTACAGCAGTGGCAG